TGGCGAATATAGGACTGGAATGGAACCGCCTACCGGATGATGCGTTCAGCAACTTCATCGGCATGGCAGCTGACGGCAAGCCAGTAGGCCGGCTTCTGAAACCACTTGGAGCGGAAGCCGCACAAGAAATCAGAGGCGCGATCGGTACCGGCATTGCGATGGGTAAAGGTCCAAGAGCCACCGCCAGGCTGATCGAGACGGCGGCTGGTATGCCACTGACCAGGGCTTTACTTATTACCCGGACCGAGACTAACCGTGCCTTCCGGGAAGCCTCACGGCTGGAATACGCCAGCTCACCGGTAGTGAAAGGCTACAGGCGCATGGCAGCCAAAACGGAACGGACGTGCATGGCCTGCATCGCGCTGGACGGGACGCTCTATGACCTTAATGAGCCTCTGAATGAGCATCCGAACGGCAGATGCACCATGGTCCCGGAGGTCCTGGATTATGCGGACCTTGGCCTGGACGTGCCGCGTCAGGCGCCGCCAGAGGACGCAAGGGATTGGCTGGGCCGGCAAAACGAGAGAGTGCAGCGGAAGATACTTGGTGACACCCGGCTGAAAGCCTGGAAGCAAGGTGAGATACAACTGAACCAGTTGGCGACCGTCAGGACCAGCAAGGTCTGGGGTGATGCGGCGGTCATTCGACCCGTCAAAGACCTTGGCCTTGGCAAAGGAGGTCCAGGCGGTGTAGCACCACCTAAACCGCCACCACGGCCCAGACGGACCAGACGGCCTCGCAAGGCAGCACCAGAGGTGACCGTCCCAGAGCCGCTGCCGCTACCGGATGAGCTGATCGACCCGAAGACTGGAGAGAAAATCCGTGGAACCAGGACCACGCCGCCAGAACCAAGATTGCCTCGCGGTTGGGAAGGTGACCCGGAGGACTTTTTTGATGTAGTCCCGGACGCTGATGCTCTTCGGTTCGATCCTAGATATCGCGGCAATGTCCCGGTTCAGATGAGCGGATATGTCCGTGAGCAGGAAGCCTGGGCCAGAGCCGTAGGTGGTGTGATCGAGGCTGATTATCAGGGGATGTCGATCAGAGCGGCTCAACAGGCGAACAAAGGCATAGAAGCCACCATAGTGCGGAACCGCTGGCGACCTCTAGATAAGATTACGACCAAGGCTCTCCCTGAAGAGCCGTTCAGTTCTGGCACATATGCCTATCAAGGCGGCAATTCCGTCCATATCAACCCCGTATCAGCAAGCATTGGGCCGTACCAACCTGGCACGGCTCGTGGTTGGACCAGGAAAATCCTGGCAGATAATGAAATGGCGGTCACGGACGTGCAAGCGGCCGGCAAAGCCATAGCACGGCTCGGTCCTGAGATCGAGCAGATGAAGAAGGACCTGGCTGAACATATAAGCAAATTTGGTGGCTCGGGCCGCCTGCCAGAAACCGTCCGGGGTGTTCCAACTGGACGGACGCTTAATGTCCCAGAATATAAATCCTACATCCAGAACCTGGAAGACGCGATCGCCACGCATGAAGCCACACTGGCAACAAAGGCTGCCCAGAGGTTCCACCCCACTCTTGGTGAAGAAGGTCTGAAAGAGATTGTCACGCATGAGATAGGTCACTACGCACACAGGCGGTGGAGTTTCTCCGAGAGTCGGGGAGTTAATCTGTTATATCCAGGCAATCAAACGGCTATTCAGAAAGCGGCTCGTGAACACGCAGCCAATATCAGTGAATATGCGTTGAAGAATGAGCTGGAGCATTTCGCCGAAGCCTTCAATGAACACGTCTGGTTAGGTGGCGCCAGAAATAGCAAAGAGGTCACCGCCTTCATCGAGGACGTGATGAAAGTCAATACTGATTTTGCCGGCATAGATAGTTTCAATCTCCACCAACTGGCAGGAAAGAAGAAATGATGAGAACCGGTATCTCCAGCCAGTGCATCTCATGCTTCTGGTACATCGGAGACATAGGCACAGACCTGGCGTGTATGGCATTTCCGAAAGGCATCCCGGACGGGATTTTTGTTGGGACCATTGACCACCGGTTGCCGCATCCTGGTGACCACGGTCGGCGTTGGCAGATGAATCCAGCCTATCAGGCAATCTTAAATCAAGAGGAGATCGAAGATGCAAGCAGAACTTAACGGCGAAATCAAGCCGGTCCTACGGCATAGGCGTGGTGTCATATGGTGTCCACACTGTGACAGAAGCTGCCAGGACCTAGGCGGTGAACAATACTGTGACGGTTGCAATGCCAAATTCATTGATGATGCATCATCTGTCCAAGCACCAACACGGCGCAACCGCAGGACCGAGGTAGCCGAGGAAGAGCCGATAGAGTTGGAAGATGCCACCATCCTGGTCACTGAAGAAGCATCTGAGTAGAGATGGAGTGTTACAGGTGCGAATCCTCTGAGCTGGTCCTGGCGCCTCTGTGGCCTTACGAGCGGAGGATCTACAAACAGTCAGGGATTGTCATGCGTCAGTGCATGGATTGCGGATTGGAGCAGAACCATTCCGGGCATGATGAGCCGCTCTCACCAGAACAAGCAGCGGAAGAAGCACCGGCGCACTCATAATTCTACTCATAAAAAGGAGCGGAAATATGCCAGAAAAAGGCAAGAGCAAGAAGATGCCTGGCGGCTACAAGCCGAAAGGACGAGTGAAGAACGGGCCACCAAAAGACAGAAGACTGCGGAAGAATAAGTCCAAAGGATTCTCCTAGCACGACTTTATCTTTTCTGATAGACCGATATCACCGCAACCCAGCGGGTATAAAAAGGGGGACCTAGATGGTCACAGAGAATACGGGACCTACGGAAGACCTGGCGCAGACCGAACCAGCCGAAGTCGATCAGACGACGGCGGAGCAGACTCCGGCCACGGATACCTTGCAGTTCACTTCAGAGCAGCAAGCCTATATCGACCGGATAAACTCAAAGACCCGCCGGGATGAGCGCAACAAATTCAAGGACTATAACGACTTGAAGGCCCGCGCAGCCCGTGCGGATGAACTAGAGCAGGCACAACTGACTGAAGCAGAGAAGATGGAAGCCAGGGCGATCGAGGCTGAGAAGAAGGTCACGGACGCCCAGGCACAGATCGCGGATGCGATGATAGCTTCTCAGGTTAAGGTCCGTGCCTCACAGATGGGCGTGGTCGACCCGGATGCGGCGTTCGTGCTTCTGGACCGGACAAATGTCCAGTATGTAGACGGAGCCGTGACCGGAGTCGATGATGCCATAGCCAGTCTTCTTGAGGATAAGCCGTATTTAAGGGGAACAAATCGGACGCCGAATATCAACCCTGAATCTGGACAACCGGTCCAGGCCGTGCGCCTCACGCCTTTACAACTAGAGGCAGCGCAGATGATGGGTCTGACGGCTGAAGAGTACGCTCAAGGACTCTAACTTCTGAACCGGGGATAGAACCCGTAAGGAGAAATCATGGCAGCAAATGGATTTGAATGGCGTTACAACGTCAGCGGCGGCCGGCCGCTGATTCTCAAGTTCTTGATGAAGGACTCGGAGACTTTCACCCGCGGAGATATGTTGAATCTGGAATCTGGAGAGGTCGATCTGATGGTGACCACTGACCTGGCCGCCGTCGGCGTCTTCGTAGGACCGGATGACCCGGATGACGCAACAGACGGGCAGCCAGGTGTCGTAGCTGGTACGGACTCCACCACACTGGTGCAGGTCATAGCCAATCCTGACGCGGTCTACGCAGACCCCAATGACACCAACGCACGGCTGGCCGGAGCATTGCTGGATATCTCTGGCACAACTGGAGCGCAGACCATAGCATCTGCGTCCAACAATGAATTCGTGGTGGTCGAGAGAAAGAGGCAATCGTCTGATGAGACGAGAGTCCAATTCACGGCTCCCACTCACTATCTTTCGAAGGTTCAATAGGAGATAGCAGATGCCTTTAACGAGTGGCAATTTTGCGGACCTGTTGGCTCCGCCTCTGGTCAGGGCTTTCAACCTTGCCATGGGCCGGCCGCAGCCGATGATCGACATGCTCTTCAAGGTTGAAAGTTCAACCCGTTATGAAGAGCAATACCAGGGACTCGGAGCGCAAGGCTTGGTCCCGCCTTTTGATGGGACCGTGCCTTATACGGACTTCGATGCTGGTTACCGGGTGGACATCCGTAATTACGAGTTCGCGCAAGGTCTTCAGATCGAGCGCAGGCTTGTGGATGACCAGCAAGGCAACCAAATCACTGGACGCGCCCAGAACATGGCGGATGCTTTCGGAATCACGCAAGAGACCGACGCAGCCAACATCTTCATCAACGGGTTCACGGACTCCGGGACCAACCGCATGGGTGCCAGCACCAACGGCGCCGACGGCGTGGCTCTCTTGAGTGCGGCTCATCCTTATAGCCCGGCAGATACCGGGACAACTCAAGCCAACGAAGGGACCTTGGCTCTGACGATCGACAACCTTGATACGACCCGTCAGAACATGCGGAACTTCACTGATGACGCAGGTCAGCTTATGGGCATCAACCCGGACATGCTCCTTGTGCCACCAGAACTTGAGCGGACCGCCACGCAGCTGGTCAGTGAACGTGCCATCTACGAGCCGGGTTCAGCCCAATATGATGTCAACATGTTCAGTGGTAGGTTCCGGCCTGTGGTCTGGAACCGCCTGACTGATGCCAATGCGTGGTTCCTCATCGACTCCACGTTGATGAAGCAGCACCTCATCTGGCAATGGAGGATCCGCCCGGAGTTCAGCCAGGCTGAAGATTTCGATGGCCTCACAGCAAAATACAGAGGCTATATGAGATATGGAATCGGCTGGACCGACTGGCGTTGGATTTTCGGACAGAACCCTAGCTAAAACTGAATAGGCAGGACTGGGGGTGGAAGTGTCCCATGCAAGCAAACGCACTGGCCTTTCACCCCTGGTTCCTTAATTTGAGGAGGAACTGGCGATGCCTACTAACTTTCCATCTGGTGTAAAGAGCCGTGGAGTTCCAGTTGAGGGACTCGGCGGAATCGGAAGTCCTCTGCTTACCACCGGTGATGTCTACCATGTAGACAGTGGCGCAGATGCGGCAAGCAATAACAACGCCGCAACGAACCCGAAGCAACCAGCTGCTACGCTGGACGGCGCAATCGGAAAATGTACCGCCAACAATGGTGACGTGATTCTGGTTGCTCCAGGCCATGCAGAAACCATCTCAGCCGCCGCCGCGATCACCTTTGACGTGGCCGGCGTGACCGTCATCGGCATGGGCGTTGGGAACTCCCGCCCGACCATCACTCTGGACACAGCCACAACGACTGACATCGATGTGACTGCCGCTGACGTGCAGATTCACAACATGATTTTCAGCATGAACTACGCTGATATCGTAGAGGTGTTTGACCTCAGTGCGGCTGGGTTCGTGGTGAACAAATGTCGCTTCGTTGATACAGCGGTTAACATGAACTTCGTTGACCTGATTAAAGGCACGACCACCAACAATGAGTGTGACCGTCTTGAGTTCACCGACAACGTGGTTATCAGTCCTGATACCGGGAACAATGGAGTCATAGACATAGGCGGCGACATCGCTGGGCTGGTATTCACGAATAACAGCATCCGCATGGGGACCGCAAACTCTGAGGCCATCATCTCGGTGGCGACCGGGAAAGATGTCACAGATTGTGAGATTAGTTACAACCACATCTACCGGCTGAACACCGCAGGCGACCTTCTGATTGACAGTGACACGTCGGACAATACCGGGATAATTGCCCATAACCGCATCGGTCACGCTGATACCGCTGGCGAGGTTCTGATAGACGCTGATGGTGTCCGTCAGTTCGACAACCTGGGAAGCGCAACCGATACGGCTTCCGGTTACATTCTGCCCGCCATCGATAGTTAGGAGGGTTAGATGTACGGCTATCAATCAGTCTCGATCAGCTCCGGTGCTACTGATGGTGGCGCCGGGGCGTCCACGAATAACAACACATCAACCCATGTTGTCGTTGGGCAGATTTGCTCGATAGGAGTGACCTATAACGGGTCGCCCCCATCAAGCACGGATTTAGTCATAGCCACGGCCGGGAACAACGGACCGGCCCTGACTATCCTGACGCTGACCAATGCTAACTCAAATGGCTGGTTTCATCCTCGCCATAAGATTGATGATGAGTCTGCGGCTGACGTGACATATGACGGTACTAATGAGGTATATGACAAAGTTTGCGTGGCAGACAACATCAAAATAACGGTTAGCCAGGCTAACGATGACGACTCAGTTGACGTGGTCGTCGTCTACTACGCAGGCGCCTGATGGCGATCGAGCGGCACATAATCAAGGTCAGCACCACTGGGTCCGACGCTTCGGCGACTGGCTCTCTGGTGACGGCCCTGCCTTACTCTGAACTACTGGCGGTCTACATGAACTTCCATGCTGATGCGCCAGCTTCGACTGACACCACTCTCTCTTCTCCCGGAGACCCGGTGTCAGTCACTCTCCTGACGGTCACCAACTCCGCGACGGATGCCTGGTTCTACCCGACGCACCAGCTAGATGATGCCAGCGCATCGGCTATCACCGGGGCTTATATCCCCGCGATCATCCACGGCAATCTCCTGACAGAACTTGCCGGCTCAGATGCTCTGACGGACGCATTGACCATGACCATATTCGTGAGGACCTGATGGCTTTCAGTTATACGGCAGGAAGCACGGCTGACCGCGATCGTGTCCGACTGGAGATTGGAGACACGGACTCGGACCGGGTCTTGTTCCAGGATGCAGAGCTGGATGACTTTCTCAGTCAGGAAGGCAACAGCATCCTGGGTTCAGCTGCCAGGGCCTGTGAGACTCTGGCGGTCCGCTTTGCAAGAGATTTCACCTTCTCTGCTGACGGCGCCAGCTTCCAGAAAGGCAGCGTGACGCAGATGTTCATGGCGCAGGCTAAACGGCTCCGCCGGCAAGCCAGAGCCACGACCACGGTCATGCCGCGCCGGGTGGATGGATACTCTGTCTACACGGATTCAGATGAGGTCACTGGACTCAATATCCTGGACTCCGGGACCGGCCAATTTGGTCGTTATTCTGATGGTTGATAAGCTCTTGCAAGGCAATGACCTGGCATATATGCGGAGTGAGGCCGAGAAGGCCATGCCGGACCTTGTGGACATCCAGCGGAAGACGCTGACCTCTGATAAGCAAGGCGGTTTCACGGAAGCCTGGGCGAATTCCTACCAGCAAGTGGCTGCACGGATCGCGGGAAAAGGCGGCGGTGAGTCGAATGAGGCAGGCCGTCAGGACCTCCAGCAGGACTTCATGCTGACGCTGGCACATGACCAGTCGATCACCCAGACTGACCGGGTCGTGCATACCAGCGGGACCTATGAGGTCCAGTCTGTGGACACTGGGAAATCATGGTCAGCAACAATAAGATGCCAGATGCGCCGGCTCTAAGAGAAGCAAGATGCCAACACGAAAGCTGCAACATGCTTCTAGCCAAGGTCCGCTTGGCGGCCGAGAGCGTGGTGGAAATCAAGTGCAGAAGATGCAATACGGTCAATGCTTTCACTATAGAGCAGGAAGAGGATGACGTTGCGATAGACCTGGTCCCTGACGGACAAGGTGGTTATATACCACCAGAAGATTAGCCCTAGAGGCCCAAGAGGCCCAGCAAGCGGCTTGAACGCTGGCTCTGAATGACAAGGCATAGTCCTTGATTGCTGGCGTTTAGCTGACGATCGAGGTTTTTTTATGGCTGATGAATTCTTGAAGATGGACATGGAGATAAAGATGGAGCTGGACGCTGACTGGGCCAAGTTCGGCGGCAAGCTCCAGAATGTGATCGAGATTGCTGCACGGCATATAGAAGTGGATGCCAAGGACCGGCTCCGCAATTGGCCGGCGGTTGACACTGGAGCCACGCTCAACAGCACTCAGTCCCGGAGACAAGACACGCAAGGACTGGTCTGGAGAGTCGGACCAGCCACAGAGTATGCGCCGTTCATCGAGTTCGGAACGTGGAAGATGAGAGCCAGGCCATTTATGATTCCAGCTGCTGAGAAAGAGAGGCCCAGGGTCGAGCAGGCAATCACAGAACTCTTCAAGGACCTGTAGAGATGGCTAATCTGAGAGTCAACCTGGATACGGCGGTCTATTCCGTCTTGAACGTAGAAGCGGTGACCAATGAGGCCACCGGCGGCGTGTTCAACGGGATCGCGCCACATAGCACGGCGCCGCCATATGTGGTCTTCCAGGCCATGTCCAAGGTGGATGAATACTGGAACTTCGCCAGCGGTCGTGGAGGATCCGCGATCTACATGGTCAAGGCCATCGACCGTTCGCCCTGGCCGAAGAGTGCCGGAGACATAGACACTCAGATCGACTCGGTAATGCAGGACGCAAGTCTCAGCATCACGAGTCATTCACTTCTGTGGTGCAGGAGAGAGGAGGACGTTTATCTTGTCGAAGACCAGGAAGGAGTCATCTACCAGCACGTTGGAGGACTCTACAGAATCACAGCAGACCAGAGCTAGATGCATCCATCACTGGGAGATAGAGCCTTCAAACGGACCTTTCAGTCCGGGGATTTGTCGCCTATGTGGAGAGAAGAAAGACTTTAGGAACTCATCGGAGATGGTCACTCATCACATAACGCTGGAGAAAGAGCATGGTTACATCCCGAAAAAGAACGAAAAAAACAGTAGAAGTTGGAACCGCTGGCTCAACGACTGAGGTCTGGTATCTTGCGCTCCGCAAACTCCATATGGTCCAGGGGCCAGGAACCAAGCCGTCCAGCATCCGATTCTATCCCGGCCAGCGGTTTACCCTGGACGGAGATGAGCCGGTGGATATTGAATCTCTGCTCCGCACGAGAGCAGTCAAAATCTATGAGGACTCAGACGAGGAATGGGCGCAGGCACGGTTAGCAGAGAGGCCAGAGCCGCCCAAGAGGAGAAGGAACCGTGGCTAGAATATCAGCAAAATCCGCCGGCCTACTGGTCGATGAGTTCGATTTCAGTGGGGTCAGCAACAGCATGGACCTCAGTTTCACCGAGGCGCCAGTGGACGTGACGGCCTTCGCGGATACTGACATGACATTTATCCAGGGTAAGCCAGGGTTTACCTTTGACGTGAACGGCCTCTGGTCCACAGCCAGCCCCAATTATGACGGTGAGATGTTCACTGACCTGACGGCTACGGCCCGGAGAGTGGGCATCTATCCCGGAGGTCTGACCGAAGGCAACGTCGGTTATGAAGGCCCGACCTTAGTCAGTGCTTCTCCAAGAGTGTCCACAGTAGGTGATGTCATCGCCTGTAACGTGACCTGGCAGGGAGCCTCGGCGCCGTTCCGCTCCAGAATCATCGAGGATGCCACCATCACCTGCAACGGCAGCACGGTGGTCGCCAATGGGACCGGCTACAACCTGGGGACGATCGCGGCGACCAACACGATTTTCGGTGTCTGGCGGATGGTGGAGATGGGAGGATCTGGCAGCAATACGATTGCCCTGGAAATCCAGAGTGAGACTAATGACACCTGGGGTTCGCCTACGACCCGAATCAACTTTGGGACCATCACACACAGCACTGGAGTTTCGTTTCTTACTGCGTCTGCTACTGGCCCAGCGGCATCAGAGTCCTGGTGGCGAGTACAGATTCAGTCCACTGGCACCGGGAGCAGGACTTTCAAGAATTATGTCAGCTTCGGCTACTTCGTAACCCCATCATAGGAGGATTGCATGGCTAGAACTCACGGCAAGGACTCAAATTTTTCATTCAACGGCGTGGAAATTTCTGATGAACTCAATTCCATCACGATGAACGCCACGGTGGGTGAATCCGACGTGACGGCCTTCAATGACGCTTATCAGAATTTCTTGGCCGGCAAGAAGAGTGTCACCTTTGACGTTGCCGGTGCGGTTGATATGGACTTTGCTTCAGACGGTGATGCGACCATATTCGACCATATCTCTCTGACCAGTGGACCAAAGACTCTGGTCTATGACCCGGACGGCGCCGGTCCTGACACCAACTCTCCTGAGTACACCTGCACGTCAAGCGGTCTGACTGGCGCGATCTGTAGCAGCTACACCATCAACCTCCCGGTCGGCGGAGTAGCGACCTATTCGGCAACATTCCAATGCTCTGGCTCGACTACCAGCGCGATTTCATAAGGAGGAACCAAGATGGCAAGAACTCATGGCAAGGACGCCGATTTTTCGTTTGACTCGGTAGCTCTGGAGGACGAGCTGAGTTCAGCAACGCTGAACTTCACGGTCCCGGAAGCGGATATCACCGCCTTCGGTGACAGTTATCAGACCTTCCTGGCAGGCAAGCCCACGGCGACTTACGATGTCTCTGGCTTCGCGGATTTAGCCAGCAGCCAAGGTGACGCA